ATGTTGCAACCATGATGGAAATATAAAACCAGTGTTTTCTGTAGCATCAAACATAACTACATTTGAGTTTTCCATATTCATTTGTTTTTTACGAGGAACTATAACATTAGCTTGTGGTCTAGGATCAAAAAACGATATTTGTGCAGAAGCTGTATCTGTTTTCAAATAAAATACACCAGACAGAAAATTATTTGAATGAGTATGCGGTGGATGACTACCACCAGATGCCATATTATTTGCCCACATACCAGTTAATATTAACCCTTCGTAGTCATATCCAAGGTCATCTATTATCTTTTTATTAAATTTAATAATTTGATCTTTAAAATATTTAAAGTATGACATAGTATACAAATCATCTTCAGTCTGACTTAAAAGATCAACACTTTTACAATTTTGAATATATTTTATCATCTGTATTTTATCATGAATTGGAATATCTAAATTAAATCCATGAATTACTGTTGGAAAACACTTAAAAGTACGCATTTGCTTTTCCTTCGGTAGCTCCATGATGACCTTTGACAAGTGTGTTCCATGATATACTCACCCTCTCCTCACTGTTATTTGTTTGCACCCAGTGTTGTAACCATGATGGAAATATTACTCCCATATTTTCTCTAGAGTTAAATCTAACAGAATTAGCATTTATTACATTACCATTTTTTATACGAGGGCATAGAACTAATGCTTGTGATCTAGGATCAAAAAATTCTAAACCACCAGATAGATCATCAGACTGTAGATAAAGAACTCCTGACAAAAAATTATTAGAATGTGTATGAGGAGAGTGAGCTTGGCCTGGATGCAATACGTTTCCCCACATACTAGTTATATTTACATCCTCGTACTCATACCCTAACTTATCAAGTATCTTTTTATTTAATTCTATAATTTCATCCTTGAACTTTTTGAAGTAAGACATTTTATGAACATTATCTTCAGTTTGTATCATTCCGTTTGGTTTTTTTTCTCCTTTTTTAATATATTCCACCATATGTTTTTTATCAAGAGTATCAATATCTAAATTAAACTCATGAATTACTGTTGGAAAAAAATGATGAGAAACTACATCAACCATGCTACTATGCTCCATCTTGTTCCCTCTATAACCTTTTTTGCTTGATGAGGATAAAGAAAATTAGAGGGAAATATTATTGCAGAACCTTTGTTTGGTTTTATTTCTTTTTTAGCAACAACAAACTCTCCACCCTCGTAGTCATCATTTAAATATAATAATGCAGAGACATGAGGGTATCCCCATTTTTGTCCGTGACTGTGATGAATATTGTCAATGTGTTCTGACATAAATCCGCCCGGGCCATACTTATTAATTCTAAAATCTGTGGTATGTTCACACATAAAAAGAGGAAACTCATACTCATATTGTCTGATAGCTTTTACAAAACAATCTTTCAGAGGAGTGTAGAACACACTGTCTTTTTTAACCCAAACGTCATCCATCACAACACGGTTTGCAGAATCTTCATGAACTTTTTCGTGACTAGAAAAGGACGATGGTTTAAAGTCGTGTTTAAATTTCATAAGGTCATTACATAAACTATTATCTACAATGTCCTCATAGACTTTTATATAATCTTGAACGTCCATTTACATCATTCCAGCTTCAAATTGTTTCCATGATATAGCGTGTTTGATATCCCATCCACGATTATCTATAGACTTAATTACACCGTCTATAAATTTTATGGTTGTTTCTAGATAAGCAATTTTATTTGAAAGCTCTATAACATCACTATCTGATGAGATATAAATTTGTAGATCGGTTTTTAAAACTTTAAGGTCAAAGGGTTTTGCTGCATATATTTTTGCATCTGACTTACCGCCGTAGTATTCCCACTTCTCACGATACAATACTTGATAGTCACCTTTACTTCTTGCGAGTAAAAGTTCAAACCTTGATTTATAGTCTAACCATTTGGCTTTTATTTCTTGATTGTAAAAGGATTCCTGATCTATATTCTCTACATTTTTCACAGGAAGGTCTTTGTAGGATTCTTGTTTCAATTCTTCTAATGTCATAATATACTTTCTTCAAAAATGTTGAGCAGAGTTTGATTACTCCTTGTTTACTATGTTGACCCTGATGAGGCTTGCCGAGTTTTCATCAGAATTTAAGTCTAAAGATTTGATATGTCTGTTAAAGTCTATCAAATCTCTGCTCGTTTTTATTTATACTAACTAATTGCTTCAATTTCATATATCTGATATGCAAAATCTACAGATGCCGTAAGATATTCAACGTCTGTTGCAGCCTGATTATATTCTAGAGCAGACATTGCAACAGGATATAAATCTCTAAAAAGAACATTGACTATGGGATTGTTTTTGTTAGACAGTATTGTAAGAGTAGCATCAGAGAAAAGTGCATTGTTAGGTGATGCTGGTTGCACATCTCCAATATCACCACTCGTACTTGCCACACTTCTTGCAGTAATTGGTGTGTTTGAAGTGTTTGTTTTAAAATCTGAAAATTGTTTTCTATTTTTAGGAAACCCTATTGCAGTCATCCACTCATGAAGACTGAGATAATTTTCTAAAAACTCATCAACTATAAAGTTAATTGTCAAGTTATCAAATGTAAGTTGATCTCCTTGCATGGGTATGGATTTAAATGGAGTAGGTATTACAACATCAGAGAGTGCAATAGCAGGGACAGTTGCAGTTGTTGTAAAGAACTCTACTTTTGGCAACTGGTGTATACCAAACTTAAACTGAGTTGGACTTGCATAGTCTAACTTAGTTGGTTGTCTTTGAATTGTAATGTTACTAGCCATGATACTATTTAGTTGAACTATGAACTAAGATATTTTTCAACACCTTCAATAACAAATCCCTGTGCGGTAGGATATTGGTGTAACATCTTTTCTTTTGCTTGCTCTTCATTTATTGCTTCTGTATCAAAATAATAAACTTCTTCCCATGCTGGGTCTATGCCTTTTGGGGGATCATCTCCAGCACGAATCCTGTCTCGTACCCACTTATTATAAATTGCTACTTGATATTTAGCCACAATAATCTCCTACCAGATAAACGGTAATCGGCCATTACTAGCCCAAGAAATATACCACCACATTCCTAAAATAAAACTAATAATAAGAGGTATTTGCCACATATATTTTAGTATTTTATCATAGGTATCTTCATAACCTAAATCTTTTTGCATTGCTGCTTCTTCTCGTTTCTTTTTTACCCTTTTACGTTTTTCCTTGAGTTCTTTTATGCGTTGTTCTCTTAAATCTAATATCTCATTCCATGTGCCTGCCCCAAATCTTCTATTCAGTAGTCTAGCTGTGTGTGCCATTGCTTCTTCTATTTGTTTTTGCTCAATTACCTCTGCAATGGTATCACTCATACTAACATCATCATCTTCATCTTTAAGTTTAGTGCTTAGATAATCTCTCCACTTTTTATCACCCTTTTTCTCTTTTTGTGCTTTCTTTGCAGCACTACGACTTTGATCATGACTTTTAAAAAGGTCATCAACAAAATGTGCAACATCATTTACATCTTTTGCAGTATCTATTGCACTTTTAATACCACTAACTGCTGCTTTTGCTAATGCAATACCGGCAAGTACTTCTGCTACCATAATATTCTCCGTTCACCACTATTTATAAAAAAAAGAGGGTGCCGAAGCACCCTCTAAGTTTGTAGTCAAGTTTTTTATTATTACATAAGATTGTTAACTTTAACCCTACGATAGTAAGAGTTGGTGTTGGCATCCAAGGAAGCATCTGAGTTAAGACCAGAAGCAGGGAAACCATCAGCACTCGCACCGGCAGCAGCAAATGGATTTGCGGCCATTCCGTAACGAGTCTTGAAACCAATCTTGGGTTGGAAGGTGTTCTCACCAACCGCACGAACCATCTGTAGTGGAACGTATGGGCAGTAGAAGAAACCAGCATCATAAGGTGATGTACCCTTATAACCAGCAACATAGTACTGAGAAGCAGCTACGTTGGCAGAATAAGGATCAACATATACCTTATAACGACCATTCATCACACCAGCGAATGTGGTGGATGTATCGTCAACATTGAGGTTATTGTTAAGAGCAGGTGTGTAATCAAGTACACCAGCCATTTGAAGTGCAGAGGCAACGTCTGCTGAACAAATCAGCATATTACCTTTACCGCGACGAGTCTGTTGACCAATCGCATTGGCATCACGTTCAATCTGGAACATCAAACCTTTAAACTTCTCAACACTCCAACGTCCGTTAGAGTCTGTGTCAAGGTCAAAAGTACCAGCAGTCGTTGTGTTAACTTGAGCACCAGCAACCGCTGTTACATACAAGGAACGAACAACTTCACGGTTGATCTCAGCAAGAATTTCCGTGGAAAGAATGTTAGAGAGTTCTGTCTCTGCATCCAAACCATGAATTGCTTTGAGGTCTTGAGCAAGTTCCATTGTGTACTCAGCTTTGAGTGCCCGTGTAACTGCCGTAACCGTTGTCTTTTCGATGCTGAATGCCATCTCTGCGAAAGAGTTAGCAGCTGCATCACCCAATGCTTCACCTTGAGCAGTAGTCATACCTGTAGGACTTGTGTAAGTTCCAGCAGGACTATCGTTCAGAAGTTTTGGGTTAGTTCCTGTCATCGCAGAGGATGTCAGATCACCAGCAGCATCATCGTTAGAGAAGCCAGTATTTGCTTCGTCAACGAGAGCCTCTGCACCATCAGAAGATGCAAACTTGGCACGCATTGCGAAGATCAAGCCCGTGGGGCCTGTCATTGGTTGAACACCACATACGTCATACGCAATGAGGTTAGGCATTGCACGGCGAACGAGTGAGATCAAAATTGGATCCCAATTTGAAATCTGTCCACCTGTACTGTTTACTGGTGCTGCTTCTGAAAGAAAACTTGCGTCTTCTCGCATTGCTTTTTCTTGGTTTTCCAAGATGAGAGTGGTAACAGCCCGCTTGTAAGAATCCTCAATCTTTCCCAGATCGGGATGTTCTAGGACTGGCTGCCACTTTTCTTGTAGATGTTCTGTCTGAAACATTTGTTTCTCCTTTTTATTTACATCTGTTTATAATTTATGCACTCGCCTTATGATCACGACTGATAGCTGACATATACTTTTGCATAGTATCAGTCGTATCAACGTCCTGTGCGGTGCCACCATCTTCATCATCAAAAGAAGTTCCTGCATTACTGGAAGTTGCAACTTTAGGGAAATAACTTTCCTTGAGAGTAGCAAGTTTTTCTTTGAAAGACTCTTCGTCTACAAAGTCAACATCTTCAGTAAGTGACTTGAACTTTTCAATCTCTGTGTCTGCTAAATCTTCGGAAACTTCAGCAATAACTTGCTCACGAACCAATCCAGAGTTTTGTTGAGAAATGTCAACATTCTTTTGGATTTCTTCGTTGATCTTTTCTTCCAACTCAGCAATCTTTTCTGATTGTGCTTCCAGAACGTCATATTTTTCGTCTGGAACGTCAATATAGTGATCTTCAAACAACTGTTTCAGTCCAGAGATAAAGTCTTCTGCAATCTCGCCCTTTAATCCACGCTCGATTGCCAACTCGTTCTCTTTAGTCCATTCATCTACAACATAGTTGAGGTAAGTATCGACTTTCTCAGTAAGTTCATCTTTGAAAGTTTCAACTTCTACTTCTTTTTCACTATTTACTGCCTCTACAATACGCTCAACTTCTGAACGCATCTTAGATTTAACCGCAGCTTCAAAAACTGTAGCTGCTTTTTTCTTAAACTCTTCAGAAAATTCTTCACCTTCTGTAAGAGCATCAACGTCTTCTTTAACGCTGATAGATTTAATCTTCTCTTCGATTTCTGATTTTGCATTTTCAAGAGCTTTTAATTCTTCTTCAGTCTTTGCATCAGAAGCCTCTTCAACTGATTTTTGATGAGAAGCAATCATCTCTTCAATTTCAGCCTTCTTCATCTTTCCAATAGCTTCAAGATGTTGAGCTTTTGTCATAGATTTTGCTTCTTCCAATTCTTCACCGTCATGATCTACTTGATCACCGGCTGCAAGTTTTTCGGGTTTATCAGGTTTACCTTCACCTTTTTGTTGTTCATCGCCAGAAACTTCTTTTGCTTTTGCTGCTACTTTCTTAGCAGGAGCATCTTTTTGCTCTGGATCAACAACTGCGGCACCAGTATCTTCTACTTCTCCGCCAGGCGTTACTTTATCTACTTCTTTTTTACCTTCAGCAGGAAGAGCACCCTTTTTAGGTGCATCGGCTCCGTTAGCTTCCTCGATTTCCTCGAGCTCCGCCAGAACCTCTGCTTCAAGTTCCTCAATTGTTTTGTCTAATTCGGACATAGGGTGTCTCCTTAACTAGTTTTTGTAATATTTATTTATAAATTAGAGTTTTTCAAGAAATTTAGCAAACTCTAAAGCCTCTAAATTTACTTGCCTTTGATGCCTCTTTACATCAAATTTCTTTTTTAAATCTGCAACATGAGCTTCCACAAGTGCTCCATTATTCCAAACCCATTCTTTTCCTTCCATAATACCTTCTACGAAAGCATTAGGAGCAGAAGGGTCTGCTACGATATCTGCTGCTGTTGCAAGATAAAAATCATCACTTACCACATTGGCTCCGCCTTTTTGTTTCAAACTTCCCATACCTCTAGAGGAAACACCTAGTTTTGCACCTTCATCCATTAAGTTTTTAACTATCTTACCCATAGGTGTGTCCATAATTTTAGCTTCGCCAATAAAATTCTTACCGTCAGGCTTTAATGATGTAATCATATGAGAAACCCTTTCCAGATTGACTGTTGGCCCGTCTGGATGTCCTAGTTCGCCAAATGCCCGATTTTGCTCAATAAAATTTTTATTATATTTTCTTACCTCTTCATCAAGTACTTCCATAGGATATACTCGTCCATTACGATTCTTTATGTCTGCTTGCATAAAAATACCACGAATCTTGTAATTCTTTCCACCACCTTCTTTTTCTTCGGTGATATACTCTACCTCTTCTACTGCTTCTGCTATAAGTTTTACTGTATCCATTGTGCTATCCTTATGATATGTTATCAAAACCTGATACTTTTTTGCATTTTAAAATTATAAATCCAACACACGCACTGTCATTTTCATAGAAAATATCTCCAGTAACACCAGAACCAGCGTTGTTTGCTATTGATGGTAGAGTCTGACCACTCACATTAAAACTACCATTTCCGTTTAATGTTAAAGCAGTTACATTTGATGTAGCATCAAATTCTATTTCTGTAACAGAACTAACTGACCATTGACAAGCAACAATTGAAAGTCTGGGATTAGTGGCCGCACCAGTTAATTCTGATGCATCAACAATTTTTGTAGCAGTTCCATTTGTTCCTGTAATAGTAGTTTTAATTATATACTCAAAGGATGAATCTACTAATTCTTGTGTTGCATATGCCATGTATCAGCTCCTATATCGACAACATTTCTTTTTCAAAATAACCTAAAAGTTCTCTTTCCGATACTTTAAATTTTTTTGATACGTCTTTTATACTTTTTTCAAAACTATTTAGGAAATCTGAAGGTTTAGAATCCATTTTTTTGAAAATTAGATCAACAGCATCCTTCATCTTAGGAGAAAGTCTTTTATACTCCTTAGATTTTTTATGCTCATCTTTCTCAACTAAAGATTCATATAGATTGTCAAACCTCTGACTCATCTTTTTTCTCTGTTTCTACTTTCATGCTTTGAACAAAAGTGTTTGCAATTTCTTTACGTTTTACTTCAAGAGTATCACCAACCTTTGCAGCCATACCTTGAGTAAAAACCTTTTCAGCTTCAATATTGTTACCAACTTCAATTGCATCTACAAATTCTCTACTCATTATTTTTCTCCATCCTTTTCTGGTTCTTCATAATCTGGCATTTGATCTGGTGGTATGATACCTCCAGCACCATCTTGTGGATAACGTGTAATACCATCACCACCATCTGGTATATCAATTCCACCATCCATTGGATCAATCTCTGTCTCACGTTGTATTTGTTTTCTCATATCATCAATTTCAGCATCGTTCATACGTAGAACTTTTTTAAGAACATACTCTTTACTAAAGAATGTTCCAACATAAGACTGTATGCTTTCTAGTGATTGTATTCTATTTTCTAGAAGTTCTGCATCTTTTAACTCTGAAAAATGACCATCCTGTAAGAAGTCGTACTGAATATGCTCTTGCATCATAGGCCAGTCATCAGGTGCAATAACTCCCTTCAACAATAGTTGAGTTTTAAGAATGTCTGTAAACAGTGGTGTAAACTTTTTACGAATACGTTGAACAAACTTTGTAAATTTAAGTTCATCTCTCGTAATCTCTGTAGACCTTCCCAATGAAAATCCTGCTTCACTATCCATTCTTGAAATAGGAACATTGAGAGACTTATAAAGTTTCTTTTGAAAATATACAATGTCATCAATCTCACCAAGATTAGAACCGCCTGGCAATGTAGTGATCTCTGTACCTCTTCCACCTTCTCTTCGTGGAAGCCAAAAGTCTTCTAACATACTCATATGATTTCTATCGTCACGTATTTCACCAGTGCTTGCATCATACACTAACTTGTTACGATAACGATTCATAACATCTTTGAGATATTGCTCTGCCTTAATCTTCGGTAGATTACCAACGTCAATGTAGAATATTCTACGCTCTGGTGCTCGAGAGATACGATAGATAACCAACGCATCTTCAATCATACGTAACTGGTTGACAGGTTTGATTGCTTTGTGTAGATAAGAAAGCACTCTACCAGAGTTACCATCAATAAGTCCAGAGGGACAGTATGCAATAGCATCAGGGGCTATTTTAATTCCTGTATTTCCACCATAACCAGCAGAATTAATTCCTTTTTCGTTGTATATAAAATGCTCTTCTGTTTTTTGAATCATATCTACAGAAGAATTATTGTCCTTTTTCTTTTTAATCTGTCTTACTTTTTTAATCTTTGTAGGATCAATATACCTAAGTTCAATAATACCCTGTTTAGGATTTTTAGTATCTATAATTTTATGAAAGAATATCCTACCATCAACATACCAACGCCTAAAAACGTCATGACCTTTAGCCTCAAAATGAAGTAACCTTAGAACTTCCATAAATTCTATTCTAATCTTACGTTTAATTTTTTCTGGAAAAGGTAGTCTATCTAAAGTTACTTGTACTGGTATATCGTCTTCATTAGAAATAATTCCCTCGTTTACGATATCTTCTATTGCAGTATCACACTCTGGTTGTTGTGCAATATCACGATACCTACGAATTAAATCTATTTCGGTACGTTCTCTACCGTCTTGATCTAAAATTTGTCCAAAGAAACCACCACCAGCAATATCAATAGTGCCGTCATCGGCAGTGGGGGAAGTGAATGATGGTACACTTCCCTCTGCCTTCTTTGGTCTTTCTATACGGAACCCGAAAAGTTCAGCCATAATATCTCCTACTCGTTATATTTAGTAGGTTAAAATTAGAAGCTTACGCCACTAGGCTCAAAGTGTTGATATCTCCAAGTTACTTCAAAGGTTTCAATTTCCGTTGCTTCAGCATTAGTCAGTTCAATAGTACCAACTGTCAAAGGATATGCTGACCTAAAGATATAACTCTTTAACACAGTATCATCCCTATCTAATTGTTCAACAGTTAAGTCTGTCTGATAATCAGCAGGAGCAACCACACCTGTATTTTCAGCATAGTCATTGATACCGTTTTGCCAGCGTTCCATTGCATTTCGTATCATGAAGTCTGTATCATTCATGAATGTAACTGTCCATGCTTCAGGAGCGGGTCTATCACCACTTACATAAATGTTTCTTCCACGAAAAGGAACAGCAATTTCACCTAGAGTTGAAGCTGGTAAATTAGAAGCAGTTACAAGAAAAGAAGTTCTACGAACATCTAATCCAATTGCAATGCCAGGGGGCGGAGTAATCGTTACTCTGTATTGGTTAGCACGAGCACCACCACCGATTAAGTTGGATTTGAAATCATCTATCTGTGCCATGATTAACCTCCTACCTCACTAAAGTCAACCCCTGTTCGAGTTGCAATAAAGTTTAGGGTAATAAAGTTAATTGAACGAGCTGGTTTAATGTAAATATCTCCAATAAACTCGTTTCGGTCAATAACTTCGCCGGTATTATTTGTACCGTCTGCGACTACCTTAAAGTCTGTAATACCTCGCCGTCCTTGAACATCTCTCAAGAAAGGTTCTACCAAGTTACGGAACTGTGCCCGTGTAAACTCATCGTTGAATTCAAAGAGTTGAAACTTAGCAGCAGTTGCAATTGCTTTCTCAAGTACCAAGAATAACCTACGAACATTGATACGGTCAAAGGCACTAGGTTTGGAAAGAGCAGTTTTATCACCAAACAGAACCACACCTTGGCCTGGGAAGTTAACCACTGGATTAACTCTAAAGCGATATAGTTGATCTCTTTCTCCACCT